ATTAACTTAGCCACCCTAAGCATATCCCTCTCTCTGGTTTCGTGGGAGTCTGAAGCCTTCTAACGATTGTCTTGATCCACCAAACAAACGTGATCTAAGCCACAGTTCTAGTTCGTCAATATCTCTTTGTAAACTATCTAGTAATGCTTTACTACCAGCAATATTAGAATAAGCAATCTCGTCATCTCTCCAAGAAGCTATGTCCCAACCAGAATCTTGTAGGTCAGCACTCTTAATAATTATAGCTGCTTGTAACATGATTGGTCGCTCATCTGAATACTGGATAACTGGTGGCGCAGCATATTCGTAGGCTACCCCTACATTCCTAGATACAACACCACTAGCATAGAGATACTTGTTACGCCACTTTCTCATCAACGCTTTTATACCTATGATTAGAGCCTGGCGCAAAAAATCAGTGTTGTACTTTAGCTCGCTAATATCTCCCATGTGAAATCTTAAATCTTGGATCAGATAATCTAAGTCATCGTGTACATATTCTACTGCTACGAAAAAACTAGATTCGACAGATGAAATACTTCCAGTAACACCAGTAAACTGGTACATGTGGTCACCCTCACTAAGTATTGTATAGTGAAAGTAGTAATAACCAACACTAGGATTAGTGATAGTCACCACTGTATAAATAGTTCCGTCTGGCTGTTCTACAAAAGCAGTTACCGTAGTTGGGTCATATAGAGCATCATCCTCATCTCTAAATGTTACATCTGCTTTTATTGTGGTTCCGACTTCATACTCATTCATGTTTATATTCCTGACCTATCACCAATTTGCGCCGAGTGTAATACTGAATTACCTAATAACATATTACTACAAGTACTGATTTGGTTCAGTGCGGTTAGGTTAAGAGTCATTAACTAATATCTGATCGTTGTAACTCACTCAATCTTTCTGTAATAACGTTAATAGTACCAACAGCCTTGTTCATATCTTTTGCAATATTTAAAGCTCTAGCTACTGGTACGTCAGATGTTACCTTATCCAAGAATGATTTTAGAGAGAAGAAAGGTTGTTCTAAAATAGCTGTAAGTTCCTCATCTGAAATCTCATTCACTGAAACTGTTTTATCTTCAGGCGGTTTAGCTGGAACCAAATAGCCGTGCTGTAATAGCAACTTGTTAGTTCTGCGGAAATAGTCATGCTCGAAGTCTGTCCACAAAACCATAGTAATATTTTCCTTGTCCGTAGATGCATCTCTGGGATCACCTGCTAAAATTATATTAGTAGGATTACCACTAAACGGATCAATAGCACTAACACACAGTCTACCACGAATGGCTTTCTGGTAAGTAGCTACTGGGTCACCTTCTGCTTGTGCTTTCCTTATAAGATCGAAATACGCTTTATCCACATTATCCTCCTAAATATGTGGGGGGCTAAATTAATAACCCCCCACAAGCCCTTATCTACAATTAAGCAAGTGCGAGGCAATCAATAACATAAATGCCTTCCGCTCGATCTACGATTATACCGAATTGCTGATAAACTTCTAGGTACCAATCGGGAGGTGTGGGCCGCATGTCCTCCCACTGCTTCCACTTAGGTTCACCATAAGAAATAAACTCACCAGCATTTTCTCCAATAACCAATACGTAGCGGTTAGGAATCTGTGCAGTGTTATCAATTGGGTTATCCCATACTTGATCTAATGCTACGATATTTGCGCCATACCAGCTTCCAACAAATCCGGTGTTGTAGATTTTACTAATCCACTCGTTGTTAGCAACGGTTGTAGTACCATCTGTGTGGAATCCCGCAAACTGTGTAATAGGAGCTAGTCCTAAGCGTGTGCCAACTACAGCACGAACACCACCAACGCTATAATTGATCCAATCAATAGCGTTAATTAGTGCGGCTGCTGTTAGGTTGGCTACGGCTGCGAAGTTGTTGGGAGTATTACCTGCGGTCCAAATATTAGCTAGGCTAGTAAACACACGACTAACATAGTGGTCCCTTAGCTGTGCTTCCATTTCGCGCCGAATACTATCAACAGTTCCAAGCTCGCCAGACTCTAGTTCCCAAGCATTAGCTTTTACTTTCACGTCCATACCATCTAGCATATAGTTGATGCGATCATCAACTGTTACTTCACTAGCTAGGTGGATAGAACCGGGTACAAGCGTCCTGACCTCAATACCACGACGTACCTTTTTTACGAGTGCGTCTCCTGGCTTTAGGTTACGGGTATTCAAGAACAGTCCAACAATGTCCTCGGTGACGTGCTTAGGTTCAATATGTTCAATTAATAGCGCAGCAAGGGCATCACGCTGACTTTTATCTTTAGCCAAAGAAGCGTAGGCTTCAGCAAATTTCTTATCCATTATTATGCCCTCCTGTTAGAGTAGTCGGAAAGTTAGCGCATATGTAGTAGTGCTGAATCGCTCAACTTCCGCGATTTCAGTACCACTAGCTACAATAGCCAACATTCCAGCAGAACCAGCGCCATCGGTCGCTGTATCACAAGCGCGTAGGCGGGTACCTGGTACCTGCATAGTAGCATCGTACACATACTGTCCCGAAGGTACAGTTAGTACAGTGCCATCCCCACCGTATGCAAGAGAAAGCAATCCACTAGGAATTGTTTGGCTCTCCTGATACCCTGGGTAAGTTAGGTAGATTGTTCTACCAGTAATAGGTGTGTTTGCTGTCTGATCAAAACCCTGACGTAGTGCATAGGGGTATGAAGGCCATGCGACTAGTGGGGGTTCCCGATTATCTACCTGCCAGGTAATACAATACCTGGCACGGGCAGCTTCGGCGGTTGTATCTGGCAACTTGACACCTGGGACATCACTTAACATACCAGTTAGGTCAGTACCTATACCAGGATTAGTTGTTAGAAGAACCATACGGCCTTCCACAATATCCTCGATAGTCTTGACACCGGTGATGTCTTGGGTCTTATTGATTTCCATCTCCAGAATCCTCCAAGTATATTTACTTGTCTTCTTTGAGTGCTGCTAAACCTTTGCGAACAATATCCACCAACTTATCGGTACTGTCGCCTGAAACATCTGGTACAACTACTGTACGTGTTGACGCAGATACTTCCTTCTCTTTTAGCATAGACACTACGAAAGAAAAGGCAGCTTCATCCATCGAAAGCCACTTTTCTTTATTGTTATTTAGTTCTTCAGCCGAAAGATTAACTCCGGCTTCTACTAGTTCAGCAACTCTATTGTCAAATAATTCTGCTTCACCGTCTGTCTTTTCACGATCTTTCTTATAATTACGTAGTTCCTCAAGTTCCTTAATGACATCCTCACTAAGAGGTTCGTCAACAGGCTCTTCAGCAACCTCTACTGTTTCAGGTTCCTCAACAACTTCCTCTTCTGATTCCTCTTCCAAAGAAGCTACAGCAAGAACAGGTGTTCTACCTGCGTATGCTGGGGAACCAACTAGAGTGGCTGCTGTAAGACTTGGGTCATTAATCCACTCAACACCATTGTCATCGACAGTGGATTCTGAGTATAGAATTTCCCAAGAAATGTGCATAGGCTCATCTGCTGAGGCCATAGCCATTAGTAGGTCGTAATCATTAGGTCGTTCGCGTTTCCATACAGATGCTTTACCGGAAACTTTCTCATCGTCAGCAACCAAGGATACAATTGCTCCCAATGGAAGTGCCTTACTGTGATCACTAGCAATTCCGCCCTCTGCCATCTTTAATGGCATATAGAGACCGGCTTCTGCTAGGCTAGGGAACTTGTCTGCTTTGATACCATAGTCGTTCCCATTTGGTAGTGCGTCTGTAAGAATAAATTCCATCCAGCCCAATGCAGGGTTAGATGTTCCAGCTTCAGCAGAAAAAGCAACTTCAGAGCTAACTGTTAGTTTCTTTTTCATCTCTTTCCTCCGAAACAGAATCATCTTTATCATCATTCTGTTTCTGATTCATTTGGTCAGGCTTCTGAGAAAATGGTACTGGTGCAAATTCAGGTAAACCTAAATCTTCCATAGTAGCTTTCTCATTAACCATCCTGTACATCTCTGTTTCAAAATCGAAGTCAGCCAATTCAGCCCAACCAGTGCGAGATATTACTGCACTTTCATACAGCGATCTTCCAATCTCTACGAGTTCTCTCATACTCTGTAGACGCAATGGTGGATAATATGGCTCAGGGCATCCCTTAAACTTATTTCTAGTCTGTACCTCTTTATATATTTTGCGCGGAAACTCTAGTAAAGTTTTCCGCATAGAATCAATTGTACTAGCTGGTGGTAATAGAGCTATCGAAGAATTCGATGCACCACTACGCAACGCCTCACCAGAAACTATTACTCTAGGTAAACCAAGTGCAACCAAAATATCATCGTTGATTGAACTGTACTTTGTTTCACTGAGTAAAGCTGCAACGTCTGGCGTAATCCAACTAATATCCAACGTATGGTTTGAGAACAACTGGAAAACTCTTTCGACATTCCCAGTCATGCCTCTCCATCTCATTTGTGCTTTCAAGCTCTCCACTACGTCGTCGTCATCTTCTGTTAGTGGGAACTCGTCACTACCCAATCTAAATAGTTGGATAGCTGAAATTACCCTACTTGCAATAGAGTAGTCCATCTTCCGTAAATTTCTTTTATGTATTAGAAGCTCTAGTGCTGGAAGTAAGTATGGCGTAGGCCACACGACACCGCTCTGTACATATCTACGAATGAGAATAGGGTCATCTAACTTAAATGCCTTTTCTCCCCTTTTGACAGCCTTAACGAACTCTGGATATTCTTTTACCAGTGTTATATAAGCATCTTTGTCCTCTGTACCATCAGAAAATTTACCCTTGTTAGTTATAAACGATATATCATTGTCAGATATTTTTACAAAGGTTGTTACTTTGTTTGGTAATGGTGTCTTTTTTAGTATAATAGATTTAGGGTCTCTGTGCCATAGGTCAACTGGAAGTTCATAAATTCTATTATAGCCCCTCTTAAGATTACCACTTATCTCAGATGATTTTACCTTACCCCAAGTAATCTCTGGAACTACTAGACCAGAGATCATAAATTCCAAAGCTGCCCTAACTAAGTAGTTTCGTATAAGCTCGTTTAGATACTCATACACTACTGTCTCTTGTTCGGACGACTCAGGAGAGGGATTAACTCCGTAACCGTTAATACCTATTTCTACTTGCTTATTTATAGTAGTATACGCTAACCCATCATGAGCATAGAAAAATCTACTCATATCTACCTGATCATGATAATCACCAGATACTATCATTTTATCTATGTCATATCCACCTTGACTCAAGCTCCAAATATCATTCTGTGCCATTGGGGTAGGTGAATAGGTTGCAGCAACTAACCTAATTTTTGTTGGCTCTTCAACTATTTCTTCTACGATGCTATCAGTAACATTTTCTGGCATAACTACATACTCCACCTGGTATTGTATAACTTAATACGTCTACCTGCTAGTAGCCCTAGTTCTTCTTTGTTGTACAGTCCCAATACAAAACAAAGAAGGGCTGCAAAATTATGATCTTCCCCATGACGAGTTCCACCATGTGGAGTTATTGTTTTAAAAGTAAGCTCACCAGATTGTGTTCTGGTATAGGTAGTTCTCTCAAGCTCACCGATTATTGTTTCATCTTTTGTACTAAAGATAATCTCGTGCTCGTTTACTTTGGTTTGTAGTAATTGTACTCCGAACTGTTTGGCTCTAGCTTCTAGTTCATCACCATCATCGTCATATCCAATAGTAACCATAGACCTAAATTGTATCGGAACTAACCTATTCTTATAATCTTTATGTCTATAGGATGGGTCAGCCATTAGGTGCTGAATAACTGCTTTACCAGAACTACCTTCATCCATACCAATAAGTTCAGGATGATAGATAGAATCTAGTTTGTCGAAAAATATTTCTTGTGTAGGATATGGAACTTGTCTAGCTGTTATCCTAGCAATGATTCGCCACTTTGGAACATCTACTGTTTGGTATAATACCAAAACAACAGTTGGGTCTACGTAACCTAAGTCTATTCCAAACGCTACTCTAGTGGTACCTTTAGGAAGTCTTGGAAGTGCGGAATAAAACCTTTGTAAATATCCTTCATCCTCTTTTATCTTTTGTCCGTAAACCGTTCCTCTGAATACATCGTAATCTTCTAACAGCATCCTGGCTCTATCGAACAATGAGTAAGCTGCTGCACCATGTTCGCCTAATACTAGATGGGTATAATCTTCACTCTCTACCCCACCAAACTGTTTAATGTTTCGTATTTCGTCATCCTCTGAGTATCTAGGATTTCGGTGGGCTGATATTCTATGCTTAGAAAACTTGTCGTCACGCTGGTCAGCAAAAAATAGTACGTTCTTTTCTCGCATACCAGTAGGTACACCAGATACGTACATCTGAAAACCATCTTGCCAGGTATTTAAAGTTGGGAGTAGCTCAATCCAAGTACCCCATGGATAGAACCCAGCTTCGTCCAAGAATATTATTGGTACGTGTAACCCTACTACATTAGAACCTGTACCAGATTGTCCAGCAATTCTACAATCAACTACAGCACTGTTGTTTAGTTTAATAGTAAATGATTGTGAGTTAATACCAGTTCGGCCAGTGAAATATTTCAAGAAAGGATGTTTTCTAAACCATCCTGTGATTCTCATGAACACTGGTTCGAGGTGTACTTTATTTGGTACTGTATATACTATAGAATCTTTCCAGAAAGTATTCAAGCAGTACCATACTAGCTTATCCATTATGGCTACGGTTTTACCAACTGACCTACCGCAGCACATAGATACGTATGGATTGAAGTCACACATGAATTCTTTTTGGTACTCAGAATACTCCCAGTCAATTTCTTCTTCAGCACCTTCTATCTCATGTAAGAACTCGCCACACCAAACTGGATGTCTAATTATTTCCAAGAGTGCTAGTTCATCTTCTGTGAGCTTTTTATAGATTGGCAAATTAGTTAGCCTTATGGATATACTGGCGGTAGTTCTGGTAGTGATGGCTTTTCAATATGTGACCCTCGTGGTTTTTCGTGCCATGATCTAAAGATTCTGGGGTGGTCCCCCATAAGTTCTAGGCATTTAGGTTGGCTAAAGTCAAAATCATCAAAATGATAATCAATATTGTGTTCTTTAATCATACGTGGTTTATATGACCCACCGTGCCAATGTGTTCCATCTGGGCGACCTATATAAAAATCAGGTTTTGGAAACCCTCTGGATTGCATTAAGGCAATATCTTTATCTTTAGTTCCTTGGTAATGACCAGTCAACATTCCAACCTGATGTCCAGCATTTTGCATAGCTATCATGAAAGCTCTAAAGAACTCTTGGTGTTGCCATAATGTTCCGTCGAAATCTATTGATATTTTCATAGTCTGGATGGCTAGAGTTGAACTAGCTTCCTCTCGGACCCAAACCGAGCGTGCTTCCATGTACACCTCACCCAGTTTACGAGACGGACAGGAGTCGAACCTGCAACCTTTGGTTTTGGAGACCAGTGCTCTCCCAATTGAGCTACCGACTCTATTTAGGTGGTCCAGCTTCTATGTTTCTACCATCAATAAAGGTAGATGGTAGTACCTTAAATGAGTAACCACAACCTTTTCTACCACAAACTAACCTAAATTCATTTGATTCGTTTGGGTACAGTAGCCACGTCTTAGCCAACAACATTTTACATTTGGGACAGTAAATCCTAGATAGAGATTTATCTAAGAATTTAGTAGCTCTCTTCTTTATATCCTCTATAAAGTCTACTACTGATTGTCCACCAGTATCCTGTCTAGCTTTCCTAGTAATATTAAGGTCACGTTGGAACCTAGAAGCATCTTCCCTTAGCTTAGAAGAGACTCTATTGATTCTTTCAAAGTTGGTCCAGTCAGTATTATCGCTGTTTAGCTCCTCCTGTAGAGATGCTTCAATATCCTCTAGCATGACAAAGATTCGCGCCAACTCCAACAATGAAAGTTTATCATTAGCAGTCATCTCTGAAAGGTCATAATCAATCTCAAACCTTTCTATAATACCATCTGCTCTTTCTATAGCGTCACCGTGATGGATTTTATAAAGAACCTTCTCTAACTCTTCCTCATTCAAACCCCTGTATTGTGGCAGGTTTTTAATCTGCGCTATTGACATTTGTTTTTTAGTCATAGATTATTAGTTGTTGTAGTCCATCGAGGTATATGGCGGGCTGACTAGGGATGATCTACACTCGGGTGCAGTCCTCAGTAGATGCTGTTCCGAAGAACATTGCCGTATGTCCCGTATGCCATATTTCCTGACTACCCTTTTCCTGCACTCATCCATTTCTGGCTGGACTACAACTCACACATACACCAACCACAGTTGGGACAAACCCAACAATGACCATCTGGTATAAGCTCAGAACCACATTCTGGGCACACCAATTCCTTTTCATACATAGTAATATGCGGCCTCCCCCTGCCGTATCCGCAACGTTCTCCCCTCCCACCACCCCTTAAACTTTTATTTAGTTATAAGGTAACTGTTAGCTACCCTATAAGTGTTT